GAATATTGTGGATCGCGTAACAATCTCTTTGAACAGAATTTTTTGTTAAAAGATTTGACAAGATCACTCTGAAACCGAACACATTTGGAATGTATCCTGAAGTAAGTGCTGTGTTAGATACTAAACCATCTGCCGCTGTAACAAGGTTACTGTCTGATAAAAGATCAGTTAACGCTTGTGGAGAGATGATGATGCATCTGTCGTTAGTTGGGATTGAAAGAGCATTCATCGCTTCATGAACTTCTAAAAACTTTGCTTTCACAAGTCCTGATCCTGCTGTCACCGACGTAGTCGGTGTAGAGGCATCTAATGCGTCAATGATCTCTTGGTCTACCGCTCTGTTTAAACCTGAAGCGATCGCTGATGCGAACGTGTTTCTAAGGTCTATGTTTGTCTTGAATCCATCCATATCGTCGATGTATTCACCAGAGTGATAGTTGTTTAATGTAGTTGTTACAACACTGTTCTGTGCTGTACCACCTGTGTATGCTCCTGAACCTGCAAAAGATTTGCTCGAATCAGACATAGCAGTGATATCTTCAAATCTTGCTTTGTTCTTGATTGAACCACCTTTTGAAAGTTTGTGGAACTTGTAAGTTGAACCAGTTACGTTTCTTACAACTCTAACTGCGTCAACTAAATTTGATGATGTTTGTTGGTACGCTTGTTTTACATCATCACTGAACATAGTCACGAATGAATTCGATACTGATGTTCCTGCGTTTGCTACTAATGCCATGTTAATGGTCTCCTTGTAGTTTAGTTGTTGTTTGTATAAAACGCTGGGAATTGTGTTAATGTGTTTGGGGCCTTGCGGTTGTCCCTACTAGCAATGAACGTTCTTTGCTTGTAGAATTGTATCTCTACCAAATAGCCTAACTTGTTAGACAGCAATGGGCCTCGCGGTTGTCCACGCTCGTATTTAACCTCTGCTGGTAAAGTACTGATCCACTGTGATTTTGATCTTGGGGAAATACTCCTGTATCATTCTTAATGTGCGTGTATATCTTTCGCGATGTGGCTGTGCCTGTCGCTGTGGTTTACGGTATATGCTTTCAGGACCCCCGTCAAACCCTATGAGATCTATGCGTACATAACCCAACTGTGCGGCCAACACCATGGCCTGTTCTCCGGTCAACCATGAATTCATCCTCACGTGTGGGAATCTTATCTCCCTCATGTCGTGTAACTGTGTGTATGTACTGTCCTTGAATATCCTGTAACTGTGTTGAGGCACGTACACCGTTTCAGTGACACCATCCAGTTGCATCTGATGTATCACTTCCTTGTCCTGTGCCAACAGGTAGTCAGGCTGGTATTCCTTGTAGAGTTGATTACAACCAAAGGTCGTGCAATTGATCTGTTCTAGTGGTGTGAGGTGCCTGCTGGGTCCGTTGCCTATGATGACGCAACGCACTAGTAACTCTTGTGTGATTTCACAGTCTTGAACTTGGCTTTCTTGACTGCACCTTTGTGCGGTTTGTATGCACCCTTCATCAATCTCAATGACGTGCCTTTCTTCATCCAATGATATCCTCTAGGTGCTGAAACGCTTTTTGATCTTGTCATATGTCTCCTTTATTGTATTTAAAGTCTGTTCTCCTGGTATGGGCCACGGATTCATCCAGTCGTCCACTAGTCTAATGTGTCTGGCTTGATCGATGTGAACTGTATCGAGTGCCATGGTGCTGTCAGTCCGTGTGAGTTCTTGTATATGTCTCCGGTCTGCACCGACTGTGCGGCCATGAATTCCCGTGTGCCGTTGCCGTGCCTCTTCTTCTGCACCACCCTGCAGGGTCTCCACTCCTGTCCTTTGGAGTAGTAGCGTGTGTGCGTCGTCTGTTGTCCGTTGCGTGTCTTTATACCTGCCACTGTCGCTCTCCATTATGATCTTGCCGTCCTCGCTGATCTTGTGACAGCCGCTCTGGTCACGAAACCTCTCTTGCCTCGTGCTATTGGTTTCTTGCCTGCTTTTCTTCTCTTGTTGGCATAGTAGTACAGGCCTTTACGTGCTGTTCTACCGTCTTTGGTCTTGTGAAATCCTTTTTTCATGCTATCTCCATGCTTTGCACGACCAGTAACGTGCTTTGGTTTTTGGTCCTGGTGTTGAACATTTGTGCCTTGCTAGGAAACTTTTCTTTCTAGCAGGATTTGATTTCTTTATCCTCATCTTGGGATCACCAAACCTCACGGTCTTGATGTTGCCGGTCCGGGGATTACGCACCTTGACGGCCATCTTCTTGGCTTTGCCCGGTGTCCTATACGGTCTGTTTAGTTTTGGCACGTTGTTGGCTCCTTATGTGTTGTAATTTATCATGATCCTGTTGTATGAGGCATCCCATGGGTGCTGAATGGCCACCATATCTCGGATGCGAATACAACCACTCCTCCGAATCACGTTGTGCGTTGTTCCGGTGCATGATCTTTTTCAGTATCCTTGCACTGGCCCCAGGATGTGTGTACACCCTAGCGGCAAACGTGCCCAATGGTGCTATCTCACCGTTCCATGGCCGTATGTCAATCTGTTGCTGGAGCCAATAGGCCCTGCTCCAGGGACACACGCTGACTATGGAAGCGAAGTATTGGTTCCAATTAACCTCTTCGGCCACCCTTTTTCTTGCCACCTCTTTTTCCACCTTTTTTTGTCTTGTGCTTCTTACCTTTTCTGTGCATAGCGTTTGCGTCCTTCCTGCGTTAAGCAAATTTTTTTGCGTAGTTTTTTTTTAGCGTTTGCGGATCACACGTCCACGTGCGGTCCTCCTTTGAGTCCTCACACGCTTCCTACCATACCTGCGACCTTTGGCACGTCCAGAACGGGGTCCGGAGTAGGAGGTCACGAAGGTGTTGGGTATTGAAGTTCCGCTTGGCATATGATTATTTAACAGATTGGTGCCCAGGGTATGGCAATACAAGTATAGACAAAGGAGTCTAACCTGGGCACATGGTTATTTAATCTGGATCAGGGTCGACCATTAACTTAACAGGTGGTCGAGGAAAATCGAGGTTACACACACATTACCAGATGCAGTTTTTTTGTGGCCCGTATATAACACCCACCAGAAGTGCTGACCCTAGCCAAATTTACCAAATATATGCAGTGTCAGAAGGGTCAGGACCACCGTGCACCACCGTGAGCCAGACGGGCCCAGAGCCACAACACGGTACCACCACCGCGGCTACTCTAGGAACCACACCATATGGTGATCAGAGTGCCTACGGTGAAGCAACGGTTTGACCCAGAATGGCCAGGGTGACCTAGGGTGATCTACGGTGATCTAGCGGAATGGTAAAGGTCAAGCACCAGATTGGCCCACCGTGATCTACCGTGATCTACCGTGATCAGGGGGAATGGTAATGCTTTTAAGCCAGGTTGGCAATCATATTCAGGCAGGCTCAACCAACCTTATCGTATGGATCGTTATGTCAGGAATTTACCAGCACCCCCAGTTGGCTATGGATCGTGTTACCAGGGGCACTGTACTTTTTAGATTTAGATACAACCACACACCAAACTAAAGAAAGCGTGTCGTTGTAGTATGATTATAGCACGGAACTGAACACCCTGTCAAGCCAAATAAAAAACAATTTACGCGAAAGAATCACTTTACAAGGGGTTTTATTTCGTGTATAATAAATACAGTTACAACAAAGGCACTGATGAAATGACACACAATTACAACCTACAGGGTTTGATCGCACAGGCAGATCAACAACGCAAACGGGATCACGAGCAATGGGATCAATTCGTTGATCAATTGGAAAACCCCCTACGGGATCGTATCTTACCACGACACCCAGACACACAGCATTTGAGAGCGTTTATGGCACACAGGGCCACGGGCATACACAGACACACCAGATTGATACACAAGTTACAGCACTACTTTGATCAGCAGTGTCCAGATCTATCTTTGAGACCAGAATCAGGTCTTATTGAACAGGGTGAGCCAGCCGCAGACTACTCGCACAATTGGCACGGTCGTGATGATATGTTTGAAGTACGAGCACAGCGTAAGGGATCACCAGAAGCAAGGGAACTAGAACAACTAATGAAACAGAGGAAACAGGGATGAAAGATGAACTTACCAAACTGATGAACAAGGCAGTTGATTGTAGCGATGAGCGGGGATACTATCGTGACACTGACAAGGCACTGAAGCAGATAT